TATGGCAACGTACGCCGCAAGGTCGATGTAAGTGTCTGGCTTTGCAGTTTCCATGCTTCTTGCGATTTTGACCAATGCCATACACATCGCCACCTGATAATCAGTAATGGGCATTTCGAGGTATGAACTCCAGAGTGCGGCTGTCCTTTGCATATTGTCGCTAGGGTGTCCGTAATCAAGTCCTCGGTCTTGGATAGTAGCTCGCGCTTCGTTGAGGTAGTCTCTAGCATTCATCGACTCACCTGCTGTAGAGATTCGTAATACTTGCGAACTGCCTTACGTCCTTTGACGTAGCCATCGTGATAGCCAGAGTATCGCCCTAGCGCAAATGATCCGAATACCAGCAATAGGGTTATGAGCTGTGCAATCGTCATTACGCACCCACCAATACTGGCTCAACTGCAATTTGCAGAGCCTTAAGACAACGCTTGCAAATCAAGCTGTTGTCCATTTCTGTGTCAATTAGCTTAAAGATTGCAGATGGTCTGCGATTCTCGGTGCAACGCTCGAATCCACCGCAAGCCAACTGGTAGCCAGTACCGATGCCGATATGTACTGACTTGCCAGAACGACCTTGACGAACGAACTTCACATCGTCTTGCTTAAGAATCTGGCTAATGCCAGTCAATGTAATGTGTGTCATTTTGAGCCCTTCCGTAGCTGGTATCTCCGCTACAAGAAGAACAATACGCCCTAACTGACCCGACAACCACCATTTTTAGGTAACAGTTGTATAACAAAGTTATCCACAGATTCATCCCCTAGATCGGGTATGGCAATGCTAGCGGACTCTGCCATAGACCTTGCCCTGCACAATGAACGTGCCGTTCTTCTCGATGTTGATTATGTCCACTTGGACGTTAGAACCCTTGACATACATGATGGCAAAGGCTTGCTGCCAATTCGCCGTTCCCTTGGTGTATGAGGCTTGTCTGAAGTCCATGAGGTTACCTACCTCAACTCCATGTAAAACACGCCCTAAACGCCCGCCAGAGGCTTCTGTGAAGGCGCTACGCCCTGCCCTATGGGTATGACCAGAGATGACGTTCTTCCCATGCCTACGAGCCGCTTCTAGGGCTGATAAGCCCCCTAGCTGCTTGATGGGTGTGTGGTCTCCATGGACTGCTATCCAGTTGGGCGCAATAGCCATAGGGTTCTTATGGAAGGTTATGCCTAGCTCATCGAACTTCATGAACTTCTCGAATCGTAGCTCTGGCAAGGATAGGAATGATGGAATCTTCTTCATGATGATGTTGTACAAACGATCCGTGTGATTAGAACGCAAACAATCCGTGACCCCTAGCTCCCAGAGTAGCTCTACGCATCGGTCACGATCATCGCCAAGGCTCTGCTCGTAGGCTTGTGGCGTACCTTCTGACCACTTGCTTATGGTCTGAAAGTCAATCTCATCGCCAATGGTGACAGTCTGGTCTGGCTTGAAGGTTTGTAAGAACTTAGCGATGTTGCGTGTGACATGCACGTCCTCGAAAGGCACTTGCAGGTCTGACAGTATTACGATTCGCTTAATCGTCATCCTCATCTTCGTAGGGGATATTGTCTATTCGATTGGGAAGGTTAGGGATAATCCAATCAGGGAAAGATTCACGATCACCGAGCATCCAGAAAGCATGAGTCTCTGAAAAGCCCGCCCTGCGCAGAGACTTGTAATACTCATTCATCGCTATGCAGTAAGCATCAAGCGCGCTGTAAGTATCTAAGTCTATGACTGGTCGTTTCCTTGCCATAGGTAAAGTGTTACTTACCTAACATCTCGATTATGGTATCGACACGCACTTCAAGGCGATTGACCTGATCCTTGATAGATGAGCCGCCGTTAGGCTTTAACTCTGCTAGGTAATGTTTAATCATGAACTGCGTATAAGCAGCCACGCCACCGAGGACTGTAACAATTCCTACAGCCCAAGCTGCGAGGTCTGCCGCGCTCATTTCTTCTTATCTACTTCGTCAATAGCAGCTTCGATAGAGTCCACCACAATGTCAGCAATAGCCTTCTTTGCTCGGTAAGACTTGATTGCCTGACGTAGTACAGGAATCGCTATAAGCCCTAGCGTTGCGTAGATGATTGCTTCCATTATTTGCCTCCTAGCATTTGGATATTAAAGAACGAGCCGTCCGAGTCACCAGCCTTAGTAAACGAAACGTGAATATGCTTAGTGTGAGGGTTAATCCCCACATAGTCTCGCCAAGCCCACTTCTTCTTATGTGAGGCAATTTTGCCGTTGAAGATAATATAGGAGATTCGTTTATCTCCTGCCTTGGCACATAGTCGTATCTGATCTGCAAGGTCAGGCATGAGGTCGGGCTTAGCCTTTCCAGATAAATCCCTGTCAATGTCAATGGCACGCACGAAACCCTCTGCATCAGGATTGTGGTCAGAAGGACGTGCCGAATGACGTACATCGCCAATCCAGCCATCCGAGGTTCTATCTCTGTCTGGGTAACTATCATCAACTTGCAGTCTTAGCTGCTGTCCTGCTTTACAGAGTCTCGGGTTGATGCTCGTCATTGCTGCACTCCCATTTTTTCTTATCTGTCAATGTCAATTCATCATGTCCACACTCGGGCATGGGCGCAATAAAAGCATCGTCAATAGGATCGTAGGTATAACCAATTCCTGCATAGTTGTAACGGATGTTCCCATTGTAAGAAGTCTTTACCCAAGTGCCACCAAGATTGTCAATAAGCCATGAATAACCTTCGTCACCTGCTGGGTCATTGTTGTCACCTACAAGTACACGAACGACTTTGTTGTCTTTATCTAATTCTGCCCAATGACTCATACTGCGTACCTCACAATGACAATACCTGAACCACCAGTACCTGCTGTTCCCCCTGATTGTCGGCTACCGCCGCCACCAGTATTAGCTGTTCCTAGTGGGCTCGAAGGTGAGCCACCGCCGCCATAAGCACCAGGATCATTTGCCCCACCACCGCCTGCGAAATAACGAGTGCCAGATACGTTTTGTCCTGTGCCTGTTGCAGCACCCCATGATGAGAAAGCAGACGATCCGACTCCACCTTCGCCAGTAGCTTGTACTCCAGCCGCACCAGCACCACCGCCGCCGCCGCCACCGGGATTTCTAGCATTAGAACCATTGTTTCCCTGTGATGGTGATGTAGATGGTGTATTTCCTGCACCACCAACGGTTGTTGATTGACCACCACCACCGCCGCCTGAACCACCTGAGTTTCCAGGTCTAAGGTTGTCACCACCACCAGCGCCACCGCCTGTTGCAGTAAGAGTAGTAAATGAGGTTGCGGTTATAGTTGAATCAGTTCCATTTGTACCGCGAGTAGAACTTCCAGATGGTGCGCCTGCACCACCGCCGCCAATGGTTATTGTGTAATTTTTTGCAGCCAAAGAAGCCGAAGTTGTTGAAAGTAATCCACCAGCGCCACCGCCTGCGCCGTAGAAATCACCACCACCGCCGCCACCTGCAATTGTCATAATGTCACAAGATAAAGTTCCACCGCTCACGCCTAAAGTTCCATTACCTGTAAAGACGCGATAATTAAATCCACCAGATGTGTAAAGCGTTCCACCTGTAACAACTACGGGCGGTAGAGGCGCACTATGAACTGCTGCTATTTGATTAAGCAATTGCGCCTACCACGTACCAAGTGTCTGTCGCTGTCTTGATGCAGACGGCAGATTTGTATTGCGCAAGAGTTGGAGATGCGGCTGTTGCGCCAGCAGACAAGATTGTAGTTGTGCCTGGGGTTACTGCGCTGATTGTGCAAGTTCCTACGCCAATGTTAAGGACTGTGATGGCTGTGCCTACTGGGAAGGCTACGCTGGCATTGGTTGGAATCTTAAAGGCAATGGCTGTTGCCTTGTTCATAATCTCAAGGACTTGGTACTGATCCGCAGAAACGGCTGTGTAGTCGGCTGTGTTGGCTGTGCCGACTGTGAAGGTTGGAAGGCTGTTATAGGTAGCCGCAGTTAATACGTCTCCTGTTGTGACTGGAAAGGTTGCCATGTTGCTCCTAATAACTCAATGTAGATGTGCCGATTATACCGTATGTACTGCTTCCAACGATGAAAGCGTCAATAATCGGCTCTAACGTTGTGATTGTTACTTGCATCTTGTTAGCTGTTATATCCCAAGCGAAGCCCTGCGCCTGTAATGTCTTGTTAATGGTAGAGCCTGACTCTGTGACGTTTGTGATGTCTAGGTTGTCAAAGTAATCAAGCCCAATCATGGTGTCAGTTGGTACGGCTGGGTCTAGTAAGTCCACCAGCATCTCGTCAATACGGATTGTGGTCTCCTTGCGAGTATTGACGTAGTTCTGGGCTGCGCCTAATACCTGTGCATCTGTCTCGGCAATCAGGTTCTCTTGGTTCAAGCCATGTGGGAAATACTTGTCAATCGAGGTCTGGCTAAACACGTTCTGGGTGACTGCCCCTGCTCCAGCGCGGGTAAACCTGACATCGTTAATTATCAGCTTGTCATCAAACGCGTATTTTACAGAACGATAACTGATGCCTGTGGTTTGGTTAAAGGCGATGGCTGCATCGCCAAGGCTGGCTGTAACTTCGCTGCGTGACTTATAGACTGCTGATCCATCAGGGCTCATGTAAAACGCTCCGAGCCCTTCAGAAAACTCTGCGTTCTTAATCGCATCAAGCGTGGTGCGGACTGTGCCTGTGTCTGCGATACATGTGGCATCTCCTGTGGCAAGCTGACGCATAGAATTAGGGAACTGGACATCATCGAGAATCTTGCCTATGCGTGTGCCTGTGGTCTGACCTGCTGCTGTGTCGGCTACTGTGGCGATATTAGACATCTGCAAGAGACGGAAGCCATCTGTACACAAGATGTCCACATAGGCTGTCTCCTGCCCTACAGGGAAGGTATAGCGGTAGTCATTGACATAGCCAGAGAATAGGAAGTGGTCTGCTGTAGTTGTGGTGGCAGAGATGCGCACCTTGCGTAAAGGCACAAGATAGCCAAAGTAAGGCGAGGCTGGGTTCTGTGGGTTGAAGTAGCCTAAAGGATCGAGTACACGCACAATGGCTGTGCCAGCATCGTAGGTGTCTTTCAGGATATTGCGTCCACGCCTGATTGAGATGCTGTAAACGTCAGGAGTTAGATCAACTGTAGGAATGATTACATCAGATGAGCCGAATGAATTAACACCGATAACGCCGTTATCAGGTGAGCCAATGACGAAGCCTGTACCAAAGGTAGCACCAGAGCTAAAGTCAAAGGTAACGGCTATCTGTGCAGGTAATGTCATCCCGCAAAGCCACCAGTTCTGCGGTTGATATAGGAAGAGTCTCCAGTAGATAGTGACTTCTGCTGTAAGCCGCTTGCTATCTTAGTGACCAAATCTTCCTCAGTTGTAACTGATCCTTGGACTGTGACATAGACATTGGTGTTAAGCGGGTTGCCCTGTCCATAGGTAAAGTTGCCAGTAGGTATTGTTCCCGCGTTCGTGGATGGCAGAGATGGTCCTTGTATTGCTCCTGCTGTGGCTATAACGCCCAAGTTAGGTGGAGTAAAGCCTTGGACAATTCCAGAAGTCGGTGCTACTGCCCCGCCGACAGAAGTTGAAAAAGTAGGGAACTTAAGACTATCCAGTTTCTTTTGGAACTCTTTAATCCAGTCATCTAGAAAAGAAAAAGGGTTCTTAATCTTGGCATCACCAATAGTCAAGAAGTAGTTATATAGCCCGCCTGTTGCATCTTGCGCCATAAGAATCTGCTTGGTTAGATTCTTAGCCAGAACGTCATTCTCGTTAAGGATGGCAAGCTGCGCTCTGATGCGAGTACGCTCTTCTTCTGACAATTTTCCCTTGAGTGCTGCGATTAACTGAATCTGTTCTTGGTCAAAGACTGTGCCAGCCTTCTTAAGAGCTGCTTGCTTCTTCTGCTCGGCTGTAAGTTTCTTAGTTTCCTTGAGTTGGTCTTGAGCAACTTTCTTTGCTTGTGGATCGTAGATAGTTCCAAGAGACCCGCCACCAAAGAATCTACCAGCGCGAGGACGTGGGCGTGTTGATGCGCCTAAGTCTTGTAATGCCTGAATACCTAGAACTTCCTTAAAGTAGATTTTAACCGCGTTGCCAATTTTGCCGACTGCCCCGCCACCGATACCGCCAAGGTTGGACAATACGACTGCCTGACCACGAATTACATCTGATGTAGCGGTTGCCAAGTCGCTCATGGCTGTAGTGGCTTTCTCGATGTCTCTTGTGCCTTCGCCGCCAAGCAACGCTAAAGCATCAAGCAAGCCCTCGCCGATAGTCTCGCGGGCATCCTCGGCTGCGTTAGCCAATAAGGTCATTTGACCAATAGGAGTATCGCGTAAGCTCTTATTAAATCCTTTGTAGGTAGAGTCCAAAACATCTACGATGGCAGCAGCGCGCTGTGATTCATTGCCGTTCTTAATTAACTTCTTTGTGTTATCGTCAATAACAAAGCCCACGCGAGTAAGAGAAGCGAAGTTACCATTCAAGGCTTGAGCCAAGCCGTTGGTCATCATCTTGAACTCTTCTGTGCTGGCAGTTGCGCCCTTCTCTGCTGTTACATAATCGAGAATGGAAGGGGTAAGGGCTTGGATAGTCGAAGCCTGAAGATTAAAGGTAGCCAACTGTGATTGGATTTGAGTGATATTGCCTTTGCTGACTACGCCAAGGTTTTCCAATGCTTTTGACTGATTGTTCAGAGATTGGATTTGTGCGTTGCTTGCACCCACTCCTACCTTCATAAGACGAGTTAAGCGATCCTGCTGGGCTTGCATTTCCGCAAAGGCTCTGACTGACACCTTGCCAAAGTTAATGACCTGCGCAGTTGAATAGGTTGCTCCGAAAGCACCCGCTAGGTTTTTAAGGGTTTTGGTCAGCTTGGCAGCAGCAGACTCGGCTTTCTTAAAGCCGCGTGTATCGGCTTTTGAGCCGATGGATATAGTCTCTCTTACTTCAGCCATTATGCTGCCTTCCTTGAAGTAGCCTCTTTGACATTGGCTCTAAACTCTCTGATTGCTGTGTCTATCGCTTTCATGGCTGCGCCTTCTGCCTTGCCTTGGCTGTTAGCCCAAGCGCGGTAAATCAAGCGACCGCGACCTTTCAGGCTAGATACAAGCGGTGGCAGGTTCTCAATAAAGGTCTTGCCCGCAGTAGGGTTATTTGACTTGCTGACTCTGTTAGAAGAGTAACCAGCTTTAGAACCTACCCATGGCTGACCTTGAGGGTTAGCGCGCCCTGCGCCTTCGTAAATAGCACCGACTCGGCTCTTGTTCTGAATACGAGCCATAGAGCTAAAGCCGTTGGAGTTAATTCTGCTAGGGGTTGTGCTGTATGTAATGCCAGACTTAATCTCACTAGAGTTAAAGGCTGGGAACGCACCCACATTAGAGGAGCGCCTAGCCCAGCCACTCATAGGAGACACAGCAGGTACAAAGCCCTTTGCTTGTGCTACAACTGGCTTTAAGGCTTTAGTCAGTTCTTTTTTAAGAGCTTGCTCTAGGTCAGGAGTGAAGCGACGCATTGCTTTGCGTAGATCAGCGTTTCCGCGTATTTCTATTCGCATCGCTTCGCTCCTTTGCTAAATCTTTTAATACCTGTACATGAGCCTTGAAAGCCATCGTAGGAAGTTCCACGATGGATTGGAACGGAACTCCATACTCGTAACTTAATCTAGCTGCGAGATAGGTGAGGGAGTTCCGATCTAGCCTAAAGGGTCAGACTCTAGAACCTCGACACTCTTGAGAGTGCCAAGGAAGTCCTCGCCAAAAGGCTTGACCACTTCACCTGAGCGGCGGATGGCTTCCCAGCACAACCAATAAACATCAGATTGCTTCTGATCTTCAATGAGTGCTTTATGAAAGCCTTTCTTAGCATATTGCTCAAAGGAATACTCTAGAAGCGGAGTTATTTCGAACTCCTGCACCTGTCCGTCTGCCCTTGTTACTTTGAGTTTTGCCATAGCCCTTATCTCCTTCTTACGCTGTTGTGATGGCGATTTCGCCGTTTACGTTCCAAGTAACGGACTGAGTTGAAAGGTCTCCAACTGCTCCGTTGATTGGTGTTGTGTTATTAACCAAGCATGACATAGTGTATAGCGGATTTGTCGCTGATACTGTTGTGTTGAGCTGCTTAACTGTGACTGTTGTGCTTTCACCCCAACGGCTGTTGAGTGTCTGAAGTGTCTTTGATGTTGCTTCATCGTTAAAGAAGTCGATTGTAATGCTTGAAGCTTCCAAGCCCTTTACATAACGTCTTCCAGAATCGCCCATCGCAGTGATGTCCAATTCTTCGAATGATCTGTTGATAGTAACGCTGCTTACCAATGATGAGAGGTCTACCGCGTTTACAGTAAGAACCACTCCGTTGCTTAGATATACTGACACGGCTTATTCCTCTTCTTTCTTTGCTGTTGGCTTTGTTTCTGGCTTAGAAGCAACCTGACCGATTTTAGTCAGGAAGGCTTCGTTATCTTTTTCCCATTTTGCTAAATCGGTCATGATTTAACTCCATTCCGTTAAGGTGCTGATTGCAATGTCGCAGCTCAGCAAGTCTCCTGTAGGCAGGTTCAGCACTTTAGGGCTGGACACAGTTCCTACATTGAACACGATAGATGAGGCTTCCAAGAGCTGAAAGACTCGAACCACATCATCTTCAATTCCTGCGAGGTTTCCCTGATTGTCCAGTAATGGCACAAGGATGGTAATAGTAAAGTTTGCTAATGGCGCGACTGATGTGCGGTCATTGTTTGTAGGCGTTATGTATGGATCAGCAGGGCTGACGATAACGCTGTTAGCAATAGGCGTAGCAGGTGGGAACGAGAACACGCTCCACTTGGTATTGTCAGTAAGTGCCGAGGCTATAGAAGCTCGAAGGGTGGTTATCGCTGGCATCAGCCCACCATTGAGTTAGGGCTTAGGTAAGGTGCTAGTAAACCTCTGACCCTTGCCAAAAGTTGGTTTGACATTGTATAAGGCGAAGGAGCGTAGCCGTCAATAGATACGCCTTGACCTGTTGGCGCTTGACGCGCTTGCCAAATAGCCACGCTGATCATAAGGCTGGCTTCCTGAATGGCTGGAACTGTTGTGTAATCTACATAAGTATCTGCTGCCACTTGACCATAAGGGTTAATTGGGTGGTAAGGGTTATCGTTGGTATGAGTTGTAGTCACGTTAATGCTTTTTTCGCCCACGCCAGTAATGGTCTTAGTACCATTGAACTTTGTGCCTGACTTGGTAATGGCTACTGACTGCCCTACATAAAATACATCTTGAACGTAGTCATTAAAGTACAAAGTGCCTACTGTGCCTACATTGCTGTGAGCAATAGTAGGGGTCGTGTTAGTCCATAGAAAAGGCAGCAAGACATCATCAGAAGCATCGCAGACTGACTGCAAGACGGCATCAGTATAAAGAGTTCCGATACCTAGTGCGGTACGAAGCTCTGCGACTGTTGTGATGCTCATTGTTATCCTTTCTAAAGACTCAAGGGAGCTGCAAGGGCTCTGGCAGCCCCCTTGAGCGACTTAGGTAACTGCTATTAGGCAGTCATGTTGAAGCGGCGAACGCCCTTGCCTGACTTGCCCACATAAATTGCGAGGTAGCCGTAAAGTGCGATTTCGAGTTCACCTGTTGTAAGGATGTTCAGGCGAAGTTGTGTCTGTGGTGATTCCCAGACATAGACAGAACCCGGAGCAACGAGGAACGCTGACTCGTCAACGATTCCTGATGTTGTGATGTTGTGATCTACGATGAGATCAGTTCCAAGGATGTTTCCACGAACGCTTGAAGCAACTGCTGTTCCAGATGCGTTCTGTGTTGCGCCTTGTGCAGAGTAGAGTGCGCGACCTGTTGTGTCTGCGTATCCTGTGATTGCAGCCCATTGGTCTGTTGATGCAACGAGCTTGTTAGCGAAGTCTCCGCCAGTTCCCTTGTACGCCTTAGCGCCTTCTACAGAGATAAATGACTGAAGTCCTGCTGCTGTTGTAGCAACTGAAGTTGCCTGTGTTCCGTCTGCTGTGAACGCAGCGATAAGAGCCTTATCTGTTGCTGCTTCGTATGCCTTGCGGAGTTCTGCCATTAGGAGTTCCATGAACGCAGGTGATGAGCGGTCAATGAGTTCCCATGAGACGCGGTTAAGTCCAGCAAACTTGTTTACTGAAACTGTGTCATAAGCAGAGGTCATGCCTGTGTCTGTGACTGATGCACCTTCATTAACGTCTGCAACTGCTGGAGCTGTGTCTGCTGAAGTTGCCTGTGTGTAAAGGCGTGGAACTGTGAAGCTCATGCCTGACTCAATAAGAGCCTGACGTGTAACTGCATCAAACGCTGGACGACCAGAGAAGGTGTCTGTGATGAATGAGTTAAGGTGCTGTGGGAGTGTCAAGCCTGTGTTAGTTGATGTTGAATCGTCTGCTGCACGAACTGTGCGGCGTGCTTCGTCATCGCCTAGGGCTGACTTAATAGATGCTTCGAGATACTGCGCTGATGTGATTGGCGCTGTACGCTCGCGGACGTAGTGTGATGCCGCAACTGTTGGGCGAGCCGCTTCTTCTGCTGCTGCTTCAACTGCTGGAGCTTCAACCTTAGTGGTTTCTTCCACTTGTGGCTCGCTTTCTGGTTGGACTTGCTCAGCAGGAAGAACTTCTTCTGCTGCGATCTCTAACACTTGAGCAGACTTAAAGGCTGGCTCGGTTACTAGAGAAACTTCTTTGAGTTTGGCGGCTGTGACAATTGTGTGTCCATCGCGTGATGGTGCTGATGCAATAATCTCTGCACCGATTGACAAGCCAGAGACGAGACCTTCTTGCGCCATAACGAGTGCATCGTTGCCACCTGTTGAACGTGAGAGCTTAAAAGTTGCATAGATGCCATCTGGACGAACTGTGGCTGTAACCATGCGTCCTACTGGCTTCTTCATGTCGTGCTGTGAGAGCAACTTAATCTTTGATGGATCGTCAATCTCAATAGAACCAGCCTCGAATACAACTCCACCAAGATTGGTGTTGCCGATTTCGCCTGACCCCATAGGTACGATTTTGCCGCTAATTTCGCGGCGTTCTTCGCTGCACTCGATTGAGGATGCTTCGATGTATAGAGTTTCCATT